TCATTCTGAGGGCCATATCTCAATCAATCTTTCTGCATCAATTGAGTGTTCATCTGCTGCTTTTGCCACTGCTCGATATTCAGTGATGCACTTTTCGAGTATGTCACTGTTGGTATTGGTGTATTCAATGATGGTTTCTTTGGTAGAGTTGGACAAGCGACTGCTTGCAATTTTGAGTTGTTTTGACAAGCTGTCAGCGCTGGCATTAGCAAGGCGACTATCAAACTCAATTTGTTTAATTTTGGCATTATAGTTTTGCTCCGCTTTTAACTGTTGTTCAGACCATCTTTTCTCTTTAAGTGCTGCAGAGGCTTTTGCTTGTTCTGCCAGTGCTTTAGCTTCAGCAACATCGGTTTTGTATTTTGCATCCAGCAATGTAAATTCACTTTTAAAATGATTTGCACGCCATGATTGTATACCTAAAGCCGTTATGGCCAACAATAAAAAAACCACCAAAGTGATAATGACGGTTTCATAGAATTTCGCTAAGAGTGCTTGCATTACTGCGCCCCCATACATTTGCTATAGCGTTCCATTTGACGGGTCCAAACTCCATAGCAGCCATTAGATCGAATTGAGCAATCACGCTTTGCAACGTATTTGTATTTCAATAATGAAGCACAAGCCTGCATGTACTGCCCTGCTTTCAAATTACGAAGCATTGATGAGTTACTAAAAGCCCTCATGCCGTATTGATAAGAGAAATCAAGGTATAGGTCATATTCTGTTTGAGATAATTTCACACCTTTCAAAAGGTTTTTATAAGTTACTTCAAGCTTTGAAACATCATTTTTGAGCCATTTGTCTGCTGTATCACGAGAAATAGGTGGATCTGACATTTTCACCGGTACACCATTTGGTTTGACTGTTGAGCCATGCCCTTGCGTTGGAACATCTCCTTTGACTGGAATTACTGGATAAGCTGTATAACCCTCATCTTTTTTTACAACCACAAAAAAAGCAGCCGAAGCTGCCAGTAATATCACTGAAATTTTAGTCTTGTTTGACATTAATCTTCCCCTTAATTTGAAGTGATGCGATATAGGCTTTGTGTTCTAGTTCATCGCGCTTATCTTTCTTGCGTGCAAAGTAGAAGTTCATTAAGAAACCACCAATAGCAACAATCACACTGACCCACACAACCAAATCTATTGATCCAATCCAAGCTGATACAACGCCTGAAACTGATCCCCCATAACCAACAGCTTTACTTGCTACAAGTGCAGTAGCCGATGTGTCTAACGCTTGTTCAGACATGTAACCCCCAAATTTTTAAGCAGTTCTTTTCCAAATGGCGAAAACCATACTAGGTTGCACAGTATTGTGTGCTTTATCATCTCCTGACATTGAATTAGCCTCATCCCAATTTGGAATAAAACCTTCATCAGGTCTTTTTTGCGGACCATATTGCCAGTACATAGACTGAAGCTTTACCGCCTTGGCATTGGTTTTTGGCAATTCTTCTTTTGTTAGTATGTGGTCATACTCACCGAAGGTACTGCCAACAGTTTTGGTCCAGTTTGGATCTGCAGCAACATCGGATAAGCCGACTATTGCACGACCTTTAGATATTGCCAGCCATGACCCATATCCAAGTATCGTTTTTGGATCAACATTAGTGAGTGAAATATAAATGCCGTCAATTGGGATTTTGACTTTTTCAAGGTCTAAACCAAATTGTTCTTCTAAACCATCAAGTTTTTCTTGAAACGCTTCAGCTAAAGCAGTCTTTGCGGCATCAACAGCAGCTTTTATCGCTGCGTCTCGATCTGTTTCAACTTCTGATTTAACTTGTTCTTGTAGATCGTCGGTTGTGTCAAGTAGGTCATTGATCTGATCTGTATGCTCATCACGCGCTGACTCTAAATCGGTCACACGTTGCTCAAGATTGCTCGCACTGCCTGAGTTGCCGTCAATCAAAGCTTGTGCAATTGATTCAGCATCAGCGATGCCGTCACCTTCCTCAATCAAATTACCTTCAGCATCAAAAACCTGAAAAAAGTAATCCCCTGATATATAGATCGATGCACTACCTGTATCATCAAGAATGACAGGCCATGTATTTAAACTTTCCATACCCTTATCAGAGTATGTATTTTTTTCATTTGTTGTGCTTCCTGCCTCATACGCAAAAACCTGACCGCCAATTAAAGGCTGTCCATTTTTGTCAAAGGCTCGATATCGCACTGGTGTTAATGGGTATGCTGTCATTTTGAACCTGCATTAAAAAACCGCCTTTCGGCGGTTATGGGTTTTCTTTATTTAGATTGGAACCTGTTGTCGTTGATAATTTTTGAGCCATTTTTAACAGGTTTTCCAAACCCTCTGAACCGGGTGGTAAATCTTTTGCAGCGAGCAAAATTCGCCTGCCTGTTGAGGTGGTGAACAATTTCGACAAGCCGTATATGGAGCTGACACTCGCAGCTGCTGAAAGCGGTTCATTAATTGCCATAGACGCTAAACTAAGACCTGTTGCAGGTAAAACCACCATACTGCCATTTGTAGGGCTAGAAGAATATTGTCCAGCTCGTTCAACATGTCGCATTAACTTAACAAATCCATCCATTTCAGCCTTATCTGTACCTTTAAAGATGTTTTGATAAGGTTCCTGTAGACGTTCAAACTCCCGTGCAAACTTAGCAGGGCTAAAAACATCATCGTTACTGGTACTTGTGGCTTTTGTCAGTGCTCGATTTGCCATTTCATAACGTAAGGCCGCTTGCCCTCTTGGATCGAGACTCTTATAAAAGTTTGAGGCACTATCCCCCTTTCCCATTTGAACAAATGTTTTAAAAATTTCATCTGGAGTATTAGTACTCATTGACTTAGCTAATGCTTTGCTTTCACTTTCCTTTAATGTTTTATAAAAGGCGTTAGCTTTCTTAAATTCATTAATCAGAGCAGGTTTGCCTGAGTTTAATGCAAAATTCTCCATATCATTATCAATAGCTGTTCGAATAGCTGTTAAGTTTGAAGTGGATTTTCCTTGCCTTCCCCACTCGCCCACCAATTCACCAAGGCTAGATCTGGCTGCCTTTAACTCTCTAAAGTTCTGAGGGTTTGCTGGATTAGCCCAATTATTTTTAATTTCATTTAATTTTGCTAATAAATCCCTATTTGGAACTGTTTTTGAGTCAGCAGCTATTACATCATCTATTGCTCTGAGCATATGTGGTGCGGGTATGGGGGCATTGCCCGCTTGCTTCCCTACTCGATCAAACATATTTGAAGCTAATTTCTGACCGTGCCAATTCTGTATTTCCATTGATGCTTGAAGTGTTTTTCCTAAATTACCTTCTGCTCCTTTTATAATATCCATAATTCGAATTGCATTCTTATTACCCTGAATTGCTTCATTCTGGATCTTTAAAAGACTTTTATAATCTGTATCTGATAGCTTGTCCTGAAGCTTCTCAACCACTTTACTGGCAGCCGTTTTAGCTTCTTGTTGTTGAGCTTCACGGAATGAACCAATTCCAATCAATGGGATTCTTTCCAATACATGTTCTGTTCGAGCAATATGAGCATTTTTTCCTACATCACCTACAGAAGATCTAACCCCATGTTTTTCACCTTCTTCAATGATTTCATTGACACCTGAACGCATATTATTTTTAATAGCGTTATAACCCCTTACTACACCATTACCGATTTTCTTACCAATTACCCCGCCTGCGGCGCCTCCAATAGCCCCTGCAACAGCATTTTTAGATCTTGTATCAGAGTCTTTAGCAAAACTTGCTTGTGAAATTAATCCACCAGATACAGCACCTTTACCTGCAACACCAAGTAACCCACCGCCACCTGTGAGTGCTATTGGTGCTGTTCCTGCAACTGCACCACCAAGACGCCAACCATCAAAACCTTGTTCATTAGCATCGCGACGTAAGTTGTGCCAATCCTCAGTATCTTGACGTTCTTTAGTGAAACGTTCATAGGATTTTGTATCTAAATTAGTACCTAGTAGTTTATTTGATAACCCACTGATACCATCTGCTACATAAGTAGCACCTTGAATTGCGCCTGCTGCTAAATCAGAAAAACCTAGCAAACCAGATTCCCAAGGCTGAGTTTCCCCTGCTTCTTTAGCAGCTTGAGTCATACCCTCTTTTTGTGTTGCTTTCCAGTCAAAAGGCTTGTAGTTTTCTCGTTGCTGTTGTTTTGCCATAGCAACCATTTGATCCACAGATAATTGATTATTTTTCTTAGTTATCTGCTCTCCATCAACACCAATAGTGGTTGACGATTGACCCAAATCAACTGGTTCTTTTTTAGCTTGATTAGCTATTTGAATCATTTGCTCTACTGTTAATTGAGCCATATTTTACCCCTTATAACCTAATGCATTTAAATCAACGAACTTTGGTTGAAATTCTTGATTTGGCTTTTCTTGATAACCCAATTTATTTAAGTCAACAAACGATGGCTGAAATTGTTCAGTTTTCTGAGGCTTGTATCCAAGTGCATTTAGATCTACAAGGTTTGGAGAAAATTGTTTTTGACTTGGTTGTTGCTGCTGTCCAACTACCCCACCCATAGCTTGATAAAACTTATCTCTATTCATATGCCCTGATTTATAAACTGGGTCGTCATAGCGCCATCGGATATAATCTCGCCCCAATACAGCGGCACCAGTTTGATAATCAATATCTGGATTATTCAAAAAGGTTTGAGCTGTTTTGCTATAAGCTTTGTTATTTCTCATCTCATTCACAGAGAAATGCGCCATTGAGTTAAGCGCTTCTTGAGTAGGCAATATACCATTGCCTTTTATCAAGCCCTTTGATTTCAAATCTTGATAAAGCGCTTGTCCACGGTTGCCCTGCCATGACAACATGCCTAAGTTTGCAGCTCCGTTTTTAGGGTCAATATGAACACCAAAAAGATTTTTAGGGCTAAATGAACCTTCACGCCCTACTTCCGCTGTGATTATTCTCGCTTGATTAGGTGACAAGCCCGCATTCAAGTAGGCTTGATAAACTTGTTTCTGCAATAGACTTGCCATACTTTTCTCCAACCATTAAAAAACCCACTGGATTAGAGTGGGTTTTTATAGTCTAAAGTGCTTAGAAAACACACTAGATCTCTTTATTTATATACCAATGGGTTGTATTCAAAATAGACCGCTGATACAGCTATTATTGCAATCAATCCATAGATAAATACCCTTGCAAAATTATCACTGTCCAATAAATATATAGCTCTATTTTTCATCTTCACAAGTAATTGCCACCATCTTTTATTTTTAAGTTTTGGATGTATATTCTCACTCCAATATGCATAAGGGCCTACAATGCAGAAGATAATTCCATAAAATATTTTAGGCAAAACAATCCATAGTACACCTAAAATAATTAAACTCACTCCGAAAACTAACGGGTTCGTAAACATAAAACCAATTAACGGAGCAATTAAGAAAGCTATTACTAAAACAAACACGCCAAATATTATTAAAGGCATAAATTACCCCCATTGTTATAGGGGATTTATAGCACATAAAACGATCAATTAGCTACTGAATATTAACACCTTGGTTCTTAAGTATTTGCGTCATCTCTTGAACGCTAATCCCTGCTTTTTGCGCAGCCTGCTGAACATCAGATGTTGTACCTGTTGATCTACTTAGTTGCGCTGGTGATTGTTGCACGGCATTTGGATTAGCGTGAAGCTTGGCTAATTTACTTGCCTTGACTGCCGCTCCAGACATTATCTTCGAAATCTCACTTAAGTTAGCTTGTAAAGTTATTGGGTCAAGATTTATATCTAGATTAGCTATAGAGGTTGCAAGGCGTTGACCTTCTGCATCAGTTAAAGCCCCCAAACCTCTCATTTTAGCAATTTGGTTTAAAAATACTTGAGATTGCAGGGTCTCAATCTGCGATGCAAAAGTTTTTTGAGATGAACCCGGTACTTTAGCTAAAATTCCAAAACCGCCAGCAGTGCTATTTAAACCTTTAAGATCATTTGCTAATTTAGCAGCCAAGGTCGAAGCACCAGCCGCACTTTTGGCAGAATCCTCATAACCTAGAGCTTTTTCCATACGTTCAGCTTTTTGAATTTGAGTTTCACTGCCTTTCACCTGTGACTTTAATACAGTGCCGTTTTTATCTGAAACAGCAATTCCTTTACCACCAGGATAAACGTTATATCTTGTCCCATCTGGAGCCGTAAATTCATCAATCGGTTTATTTTTAGCAATCCAATCTGCTAATTTTTGCTCTTCAGTAAATTGGCTTTGCTTCTGTATACGATCCTTGTTTGCTGTTTCAGCGACAGTTTCAATTCCTAGAACTTTTGCTTGATTGTCGCGAATATTATTTGTATTACTCGCTTCATTGTTGGCAACGGTATTTGCCTCAGGTGTCAAATACTTGATTGGATCTGAAGCCCCAAGTAATCCATAGCTTTTACGAATATTCTCAAAAGCATCTGAACCACCTTGATTATTTGCAGCTAAATCGATCAATTGAGCTTTTGTTGCTTCAATAGTTTCAGGTGGCAAACCATATTGTGAACCCAGAATCTCTAATTTTTTTGCAGCATCTGTGGCATCTGTAGACGTAGCAATTAAATTGGATAGTAAAGTTTGCCCTTTTTGAGTATTTCCTAATTTTTTCTCACCTGACTCCTGATACAACTTCCCTGTTTCAGCATTAGTTTTATTGGTATCTGCATTAAACTTAATCGCATCTTGTTGAGCCTTTAATTTCGCTGCATTTTGTTGCTGAATCATCCCAGAAAGTGTATTCACCATTTCAGGTTGATATCTCTGATTGGGATTTGTTTTTACTGACTGCAAAGACTTATTTAAATCAACTTGACCATCTGCACCAGTATTTTGAGCGATCAATCGAGCTAAAATGCCCTTTTGCTGCTGTTGCTGAATCTGATTGCTGAACTGTTGGCCATTATTAAATGAGTTTGCTATGTCTTCAAATGAAAGGCCCTTATAGTTAGGGCCAATTTCAGGATTGAAATAAACAGGGATTGGATTTTGAGTCGTCATAATATTTACACCTTACGAAGTTTTACCACCACCGCCATAGCGACCCGCTAAAGCGCCTATAGCAGATGATCCACTCTTAATAACATCATTTAGCATCTGATTGTTTATGTCAGTCTTTTGGATTAAGCCATTAGCATTTGCACCTGCAGCGTTATAAAGACCTGTTGCTTGTGCATTTGCAGAATTTACAAGCGCATCCGCATTAAAGCCTGCGGAAGAGGTTAAGCCAGCTGCATTAGCATTTGCAGAGCCAAGTAAGCCTTGTGAGATCAATTGAGAAAGCGTGGTTTGATTGCCAGCAATATTAGAAGCATTGTTATACGTCATATTGCTCATATTGTTTGCTGCACTTTGACCTATTCCTGTGGTTGTTGCTAAACGATTAAATGCATTAGCCTGATCATTACCAAAGCGGTTGTAAGCGTTTTGATATTCTTGACTTGCGAGATCACTGTTGTAACCATTTAGTGCTTTGAGTGTTGCACCGCTGAGCAATCCACCGCTTGCGGCTGCACTGGATTGGATTCCGTCCATACCTTGTTGCTTTCGAAATGCGTAACCCGGATCAGCATTAAAATCTGACATGTTAAATCCACGTGTCAAACTGCCATCAGCTAAACCTTTTGAAAGTAAACCACTCGCTTGTGAACCTAAATTTGCATAAGGTTGTTGATATCCTAATGCAGAATTTAAACCATTGGTTAAGGTCGCATTAGCTTTGTCATATCCTTCAGTGAGGTTGCTATTTGAATCAAGATAGCCTTGACTTAATAACCCTGAACCTTTTAATGCTGCATCTGATTGTAATTTACCTGCGTTTGTATAAGCCTCACTTTGAAGACCTGCAGCTTGATTTGCTGCTTGAGCTCGTTGTGCTGCGGCTTGTTTTGCAGCCTTTTTTGCTTTACTACTTCCATAAAGACTACTCCCGATTGATACTGCTGCGGTACCTGCTGCTACCCATGACATGTGATTTTCTCCTGATTTAAACTTAGAATAAATGCTTCAACTTCACTCTCAGGAACAATCACATCGGATTCAATCAATGCAAGATCCTGCGTATCTGATGGGTTTGGATGCACAGTGGTCCATACCGTATCCTCATGAACAATCAAAGCTCGTTTCGCTCCGGGTTCACTGATAAAGGTTAATGGTGCTTCGTATTCATGAAGCCCTTCAGAAGTTGCAACTGTTACTTTGCCCTTTGAGATAATGTTCACATGTGCATGACGATGCACCTTTCCAATGACAACCGAACCTGCAGGTAAAAAACATTCACGCGCATAATTACCAGGTGCAAAATGATGTTCAACAGGTATGTCTAATTGCTCAAGATCAAGCAAACTTTTCTGTAAATCGAAAACTTTTTTAAAATAATCTAATGGTTCTTTTTCTATTGAAGTGGCTTCATTAGAGCCAGTTAAAGAACTGAGTAAGTCCATGATTGACTCCTATGCTTTTATTAATACACCGAGACAAATAACATTTCCCATTCCACCTATAGCCCAAGCTCCGACTTGACCAACATTGTCATCACTAAAATAATATCGGAGTGCTTGAAATGTTGAACTAGCTTGTGTTTGATCTAAAATTTGCCCATCGCTGTAAGCGACTAAAGCATTTTCAATTGTGAAATTTGATCTTAGATAAATGTTCCAATACACCGTGAAATTAGCTGAGTTACCCCAACTGTAGGCTGTAACTTTGAAATCATCATTGAATAACAATAAATTAGTTGATCCAGTAAGTTTACTCAGACAAGTAAAAGCACCACGGGCATATAACATGCCATTAATCTTTGCGAATTCTAGATCGACTCGCTTAGTACCAATAACTGCATAAGGTTGAAGCTGCTCATGCAGAGTTCCGACTTGATTTGCTTTATGCCACACGATTTCTGATGAGGATCCACCACCAGATGCAATCTGTGCTTGTAGTTTCTGTAGGGCTTCAATCACATTATCAGTCGGTAATATCTCTGCATTTGTGCCTGCAACCAAACCTTCAAGAATCGTTGCTAAAACTCGTTGGTTTTTAAAATATAGGTTTTGGCTACCTTCAGGCACTTCATCTGTATTTGCACCTGCGTTTGCTTGACTAATTACCCACTTATTGTCTGAACTATCCCAAATAGCGACCATTCGATCGAAACCTGTACCTGAGTCAATATGAGCATAATCCCCATCGTTGGCAGTTGGTAAAGCCGCAGTCAAAGCTGCATAACTATTAAAGACACCTTTAAAGTGTTGGATGTACTCAGAACGATCTAATTTGTCTGTGATACCTAGAACATTTTGAGCATCCAATAATGTTGAAGATCCAGTACCACCATGCTCGATGGGAACAACATCATTAGGCTCAAATTCTCCCAAACCATCTGGCCTATGTTTTAAGGGAATTGTCATACTGTCACCATTTGAATATTTTGCTGAGTACCATCAGATAAGAAAAATGGAAGTTGAAAATCACTTGTTAGTGGAATGCTCTGTCTTGCCCCATCAGTCAAAAAAAATGGCAATGATAATTTCACTGCCACGATTTCAGCCCACTCTAAATCCTTTCGTCCGTAAGTTTTTCCATCTACTGGCGCCTCAACAAAACTGGATCTAGCTAAGTTGTTGATTTGATCTTGAAGATCCGTAAACTTACCTTTTGATTCCTTTTGAATATCATCAAAAGTTTTTTTTAAATTATCTAAAGCGAGTTGTAATTGCTGTAAGTCATATTCGGTCTGTTCTACTCGCTTATTGACTGCTGTAATATCTTGAGTTGTTGCAAAATTACCAGCTGAATTAGTAATCAACTTATGCAATGCATCAATTTGCTTTTGTTGCATTTCATTTCTTGATTCTGATTGTTGAGCAAGTCCGAGTGCTTGATCTGCAACTTTTTTAATCTGTGCAATTAATTCCGTATTATTCTCATTGGAATTTGAATAAACAGAATACAATTGCTCAAAAAAAATAAGCCAGATTGTAGTTATCTGGCCGTTTCTATCAACGAGTGAATCTCTTGAGGGTATGCCTTGGCTCATTCCAAAATCCCCTCAATTATTACAATCTTGATTGGTTCTGAACAACGGAGTCGAAAGACTCGATCTCGACCAGATCCAAGCCGACGTGCAATCACACGTTTACGGTACTCACCTTTTTTACCCAAAGGGATCAAGCGAGTATCAGACCAAGTATGACCGTTATCGTCTGACCAATTTAGTTGTAAAAGTGGTTCCATGTAACGCTCCTATAGATATTCTATGTCGAGATCATTAGCATCATCTGTAAGTATTTTGCCGCCATTGTGGACTATAATTTTGCCCAATTTGCCACCTTGACAAAGCTTACCAGCCAAACCACCCATAGCTTGATCATTCCTTAAGTCCTCCCATTTACGTTTAAACTCCCTCTGGTATAGTCCGCTATTTTCAATAACATTGTTAATAACAAAAGGAAGGCCATCACTATCATCTGGTGGAGATTTTACAGATCGTTTAGCAAAGCCTCCAGGTAACCCCGAATTGAACTTTGCCATTTCCTCATTATTAAAATCAAATGCATACTTAGGGTCTAGCATTTTGCTTTTTAAAAAATCAGTAAACGCATATTCATTTGAAATTGTTGATAATGCATAAGGGAAATCATCATTGGGCGCATTGTAATTACCCACTATTCCGTTAGGTAAGCCACCAGTACCACCAAATAAGTTAAACTCGCCTGTGATTTTATATAACTGCCAATCAGTCCATTCTGTCCATTCTTCTGAGTTCTCAAAAGTATGTCTTTCTCTAAACTCAACCTTTAATTTACCTGTTGGGAATGAAGCGCCACCACCACCACCTGCAATCACTTCGCCAGTAGACATGACAGTTAGATTCACTGTGACATCATTATCAAAGTTACTAATTGGAGCAAAACCATTTTGTCCATTTAAGCTATAGTTACCAGTCAGGCGATCAACAATGTTTCCACCTGCCCCACCCAACCCGTAAATCGCTGATTCAATTATTAAATTCAAAGTAACATTGCTACCCCAAACATCATCAAACCATTGATTATTCCATTCAATCTCAGCACCCCATCTATTCTCATAGCCTGATCCTTCTTGGCCTTTTATGAGTTTTCTTGGGAATTTGCCAATAAAAATGCTTGAGGCTTTTACATGTTCAAACCCGCTATAAGCTGGATCGACATTACATAATGCCTTGCACATTTTTTTAGGTTGCTGCTCTGTAAAATAAGCCTCAATATTTACATTAGGTTTTAAATCTGACTTGATGTTGTATTCAACGACGAGGTCGCTTTGTAAATACACAGGATATTTACGACTAAATTCATACCTTAAATTAATTGCGTAAGATGGCCTGTCTTTAACATCAACAACAAGTTTTCGAGGTGCAAGAACAATACATAAATTCCGCTCTAAATAATTTGCTGAGTCATTTAGAGCTGTTTTTGTACTCTGGCAACCAAGTGGTGTGAAATATCTAAATCTTAATTTGATCTCTTTTTCTGTCATATTCTCAAATACATAGGTATTGATATTTTCAAGAATTGGATCTTCATAAAATTCTTTAGACATTGCTCGAATGCCGTGCCATCTCTCTAAATCTTTAGAGTAGTAAAAAGGATCATTCGCGTTAGTTACAAAAAGCTGATCGTTGATATAAATCTGCATCATCGCTTGAGCTTTACTAAAGTCACTCACACTATAATACTGATATGCAAAGAAGTTATTGCTTTCACTCGGATTGTAAATTAAATCCTCAGTAAATTGTTTACCAAGTTGGATAGTCACCCCATCATCACTTTCAACAAATGAAGTGTTAACATTTTCATCAGGTGATGTAATAGTGCCTTTAACATAGCCATTTTTTTTGAATGAAATCTTTGTGGATGCAATCTTTTCATTGCGTAAATATATGGCAGGAATGTTGTTATTCACCATTCCAACAAAAAGCAAATCTACATTATGTCCAAATAAAACACTTTTTAAGCGGGTTAAATAATCCCATTGAGTGTCCCAATCTTTTGCGGTTGCAACTAGAACATCATCAATATATAAATCTTGATTTGTCACATTGTTTAATACAAACCAATCTGGACCATCAAAGCCCGGCTCAGGATCCACTTCTTTGTTTTTTGCTAAACACGCTCCAAAATGTGTGCCTGAGAAATTATTTACAACAGTTGAGTTATCCCACGCAAAAATAAATAATTCTGGATTTTTTGACAGAAATTCAATTTTAGCAGTCGAATCTTTATTCAGATTTATAAATTGAAATGCATTAAGCCAATCATACCCTTCTGGTAAAAAAACGCGTGGATAAAATGAAGGCTCTAGCTGTATATGCTCTGGTATAGGTCGATCAAATGGATATACTTCACCATCAATTCTTAACTCAAAATAATCCATTGGATTATTTATATTTGATAAAGCTCTAGCAGCGATTGAAGGAACCTCAGATTGCTTAGCTGCCATAGCAACTCGAACGCTATTTGATTCATCATTACACATAATAATCAAGGGCGGTTCAGGATCAATCCTCTGCACATTCTCTAAATTAAACCCAGTTTCGCACACAATTTCTAATTTACTAAAACGAGTCAATTTTTTATCAGTAATTACCGCTTGAGCTGTTCTTTCTCTTAAAATCAATTCGCCATCGTCGGTAAAGGTATTGTTATCGAGTTGGTATAATTTACCGTTTCGATAGTCCCCGACAATATGGGTATTGTTGAAATAAGCATGATGCTGAGAACGATGACGCTCATGTAAGCCCTGCGCATTGGTAAAAGAGCGTTGATGCCAAAGACCTGTTGAAACATCAAAGCAATACGTCACATTAGCCGATGGGAACGAAATCACATAAAAAACATGCCCCTCGATCTGATAAGCATAAGCCGAAGCGTCAGAAGTTTTGATAAATGAGGAAATTTCTTCTTCAAGTGCATGAGTCGAGATTCGATCAGGAATACCACCACTGCTCATGACAATTTGATTGCCGCCAAACTCGCTGACACCCAGCCAAATCACACCAGTAGCTAGGGAAACAATACTATCAGGAGCAAGACAACCAAAAGCCATTGCACCACCTGACAAGCGAGAAAACGGTGAATTACTCGAACCCGTGCCGTAATAGCGCTCTACACTTTGCGCACCAAATAACCATAATTCACGGTTAAATGTCACAATTGCAGTAATGTTGTCGGGTGTAGATTCTGCGGTTGCATAAGACAATGCATTTACTTTAGTGCTATACAAATCAGACCAATAGAATTGACCTGTATTTGCTTTATTCACCACAAAACGACCATCTAAGAATAAGACATGAGTTGAGCGTGGAATAGTTGAACCTGATAAACGTGTTAAGGTTAATTTCTTTAGATCAAGCGCATAGGTATATGTACCATTCACAATAAGTGCAACTTGACCATTATCCGCAATTCGCACTGTACCAAGAGCGCTGATTAAACCAATCTCAGTGAGTTCAAATTTATTCGCTTTACTGTGGTATAGCTTTTTACCTATTACCGCGAGTAAAGCGCCATTAGATAAAACATATAAGCAACGAGTGGCCGCAACTTCACCAATAAATAATTTTTTTAAGCCTGGTGTAGGCATCAATGCTGCAACACGGGAACCGTTTGGATACTCAATAGTTTGCGGATACCAGTTAATACAATTTTGGCAACTAATGCTTTGAGATTGCATTTTGTAGGCTGGACCAACCAAAGGCAATTTAATCATAATGCCCCCAATATCTACCACGACTTATTCCCATCAATACTCGATCAGGTTTTACTGGTGTTGGTGTAGACTGTGCACGATGCATAATACGCATAGCTTGCTGATATTGCTGCTGAACATCAGGAGTAATCGGTAATTGATATTCTGGTGCAAGCTCAATTGCTAAAGCGTATTTAATTGCGCGGAAATACTCATCTGGTACAGTAAGATCATCAAGTGCTTTAAGTGGAAATTGAGGGCTAATCAAAGATTGAATCGTTAATTTGCCTGTGAATTTTTGGGGAACAAGCAACTCATAGCCATTCAGCACCTTGGTATACTCAATGCAATTTTTAGGCTTGTTTTGAGTAATATCACGATAGATTTTGATTTCTTCGTCATTGAGTTTGGCATTATCTGAAATCAAATTTGCTTCGACTTGATATAACGAATTGCCGCTAAGATCGATCTCAATATCTTGAGTCGAAAACACATAATCTCGTGATGTAGACCATTGCCCTAAAAGCATATTCAATGATGATACTGCATCGCTCAACTCGGCATCTGTCATATTTTCGCCTGACGCAATGATGCCAATAGCACGTGCTGAGGCATGGACTAAATCACGAACTTTCATTAGCTTTTCCTTAGGCAAAAAAAATCCACTCCGGAGAGTGGTTAAAAAAGATGTTCATTAAAATCTTATGCTTTAATTAATTCAAACGATGCTAATGTTGTTTTTAAAAGTGAACTTAATACAATATTCATTTTTAAAATTTCAGTAGCATCATCTATACCAGTTACTTTAAGTTTTTTAATCTTAAAGAAATCGATTAAAAATATTAAAATTTTAATCAATGTATTTTTTATATCTTCAGGGTTATTTAAACAGTTTAAAAAAGTTCGATTATCAATCGTATCATCTTTTAAACTACCTAAATTAATAATAGCAAAGTCACTTGCATAATAAGTATCAAAATAAATCTTATCATGTATAATCAATGCTTTTAAAGTAATTAAATCGTTGCCGTCATTTGAGTTTAAATGTAACTCATTAATTTTTAACATCTTATTATCTCCTTCCATTTATTATTTTTATATAACATCTTTTTTATTTTAGGTCCGTATTGTAACACAAAATTATAAATAAATCAATCTAAGCCATCGACCTGTGAACTAAACAGATCGATTTTAATTCTAAATACTATTAAACACTTAATAAGCCTACCAAAGTATCTTTATTGTCACGTGCTAAATACTTAATACCCTTAGCATCAAGGATTGTTCGCAATTGCTCAGAAGTCATTGAGTTGTAATCGACTGCATCTGTAGCGTTCACTGTTTCAGCTTTGAATGAATCAATGACCGTTTGTAGCTGTTGATTTTCTTCAAGTGCTTTGCTCAATTGAGCTTTGAGTTCATCATTTTCAGTTTTAAAATCATCACGCTCAGTTTGGGCAACATTGAGCTGTAATTCTTTTTGAACTAGCTCTTCACTGACTGCATCAAATTGTTCAATAGGTACAAAAGCGTTTTTAAAATCTTCGCTAGATGCACTGCCAACCGCACCGCCTGAAATGTGCCCTTGTTCACTTTCTAAATCCGCAAAATCTACAAAACCTAATTCACGTAATTCAGCTTCATGGTCTTCATTTTGTGCAAGTTGATGCTTATGTGATTGTGTAGATCCCACATAAAGCATTTTTGGGAATTCACGCATTTTACATACTCCAAAAATGACAACGCCCCAATTAAGGGGCATGTGTTGTCATTAAATTTTTGATTAATCGATACGGCCTACACGCGCGGCATGATTACCACGAACCATAGTGAAGCCGTATAAGACATCAATACGAGTTCCCTCATAGTCACTTACCCAGTTGCCACCCGTTTGCACACGCAATGCCATTGTTTCTGTGTTGAAGGTATAACCCTCACAACCAGCGAGTACTTTCAATGGAGCAAAGGCAGCACTAAATGCGTCTTTGGTGTAGCAAAGGGCCTGATCAATAACATCGTTATCAGCACCAACGAAAGTTAAGCCAGCAGCATTTGCAGGAGATCCAGAAACATTGGCATTTGCTTGTTTGGTCCCGCCAACTAAATCAGGTGTGATTTCAGGATAGATTTTTAATGTCGCTGTTGCACCGCCTGCTATTACATCCTCAAGCACTACAAACTGCATAAGCTTGCCATAAGATAAGCGAGTTAATGGATGTAGCATTTCAACACCAGGTAAACTAAAAACCTGACCTGCTTTGATCACATCGCCATTAGCTAACCCACCAACTGTCAATAAGCCACCAGTTTGACCAGCGCCATTAACAGTAATCCCAGATGTTTTACCATTTACTTGACGGTAAATATGCTCAGACTCGACAAAGTCGAAACCACGTGCACGGCCTACATAACCCTCTTTGTATTGCTTGGCAATTTCAGCATTCGGGTTAAATAATGTACCTGACGTATCAACGATGCCGTTGGTAAATTCAGAGGATAGTAAAGCAATACGACCAGCTGCAGGCGTTAAAGAGCGTGCCAACATTTCACGTGCACGACCAAAAGGTGCAAGCGGTGAGATTTCATTAGCCCCAATCAATGTACTGTTGTTTACAGTCACAATCGCACGTTTAAGTAGGTCCGCATCTACAGTCGTTGCCAAAGACTGGATAGCAGGCTTTAAAAAGCGATCTTTAAAGTCAGTTAGAGTCAATGTTTGTTCTGCTGCACCAAATTCCAAAGACACGTGTTTTTGAGTATCAACTTTTAAAACGCGTGTTGATTCTTTGGCGTTTAGATCCGCATCATCCCCGTTATATTCTTTGCCATCTGTAACAATTGGCACTGGTGGGATTTTGATTCGAACTTGCGAACCGACTTTATACCCCGCTTTATCTTTATTGAATTCTGTCTCACGACCACGGTTGATCGATTTAATAAAGACAGATTCTTCAATTAGCATTGCTGCTGCTTCTTTTGCTACAACATCATGAGTTAAAACATTATTTGACATATTTCAATTACCTTATTTGATACCACGGCTGCGCAAAAACTCTTCATCAGATCCTTTGTATGGATCTTTTTTTGAGTTTGCCCCACCCTTTGGTGGATTCACTGGCGCAGGGGCATTAGGGATTTTTGGATTTTTTGGACTATTTTTAAGCGTTGCTCGGATTTCCCCAAGCTTCATTAATTGCTGTGTTGGACTCATATCGAGCAATTCAACAATATCAACAGGATCTTTACCCAGTTCATAAAGTACAGCAGGAGCAGCATCGCCCAACTCAAGCACAGCTCTGCTTAGTTGTTCTGGTAATTCCCCGCCACTGATATGAACGAGTGAACCCACGACACGTTGATAATCAGGATGAGTTTTTGAAAACTCTGCTTCAGCTACTTCAAGTTTGTACGCTTGAGCTTGATGTAATTGATCATTACGTTGCTGCTCATGTTGACTTGCATATTCCTGCCGCGCTTTATCTGCTTGAAACTTAGAGATTGCATTTGCATAATCTTCGATTGAATCGTATTCATGCAATTGTGGCTCTTTAGAAGCAGACTGAGCTTGACTTGCATATTTTTGCTCTAACTCTTGAGCTTTACGAATTGCGTCGTTTTTCTCCCAAGTTAGTTTTGCAATACGCTTATCAATCGCACTTTGCCGTTGGGCAGCTTTTTCCTCTTCTGCTTTTTGAGCAGCTTCGGCTTGCTGTTCCTCTGTTAATTCAACTTCACTACCATCACCACCTTGCGATTGTGCAGATTGCTCTGTTTCATCTGGTGTTGTGGTTTGTTCGGGATTGTTTGTCGGTTGCTCTAAATCTTCCATACTACTGCTCACTTATGCCTTGAAAACCGTCAAGTTCGGGGTTTTGTTCATCTACAGCCATGTTTTGCGCATCATTCCCAATCTGACCGTCATTAGGTGCGAATTCTTGTTGCTGTGCCTGTTGCTCTAGCATCTGCTGTTCAAGCATTTGTTGTTGCATTTCATCAGGCATTAAAAAACCGCCATCTTGTGGCGGTTCTTCGTAAAACTGTTGTTCAGGTGGTGATTGATTCTGTGAATTGGTATCAAGCCACTCTTCAGGCGGTTGCATATGCTGCAAAATCAGATTGATTGCACCTTTGAGCTCTTCCAATTCAGCTTTAGCTACATTATTTATTTGGGCTACAGCAAGCGTTGTTTCAGCTTTAAGTTTCTCAATCTCAAACTTAGCTTGACGCTCTGCATTCTTATCCTCAGCTTGTGCTTGAGCTTGTTGCAAACCTTGTTGAAGCTGTTGCATTTGCTGCTGATATTGTTGCATTAATGCTTGTAGCTGCGGATCTTCACCATCTTGTGTCAAAGCAGGATCAAGTGATTTTTTGATACGCTCAACAATATCTTCAAGCATATTTCCATCATCAAATGCTTTGAGCAATAAGTCAGGTGCGACTTGACCAATCTGCGGAACAAATTGCAATAACTCTGTAAGCGCTTGCTTATTCTCTTGACGCTGACTGATAAAGCTTGGACCAGTAGACATACGAATATCATAACGACCGACCGTTAAATTATTCAAAACGCCATCAATTACACCATCAACTTGTTGCCCTTGCTGTTGCGTTGGCGCAGGGGCATTTAGTTGAACACGTTCAGTTTTATTGTCTTCACCAGTTATGCGTTTCACCATTTGCACTGAATAGGCTTTTTGATAAACCCCAATTAGCACACGGCCAACTTGAGCAAGTGATTTGTTCAAGTTGTCAGTGATATGAAAATGACTTACATCTGCGCGCTGTTGTAAAAGACTGATTGCTTTACCTGACTGATTATTGACATTCTGCCCCATTGCTGCGGGTTGCATATTGAGTATTTGCTCAATACTTTGTTTAGCCCCATCAGCCGCGTTTAAAATACCAGTTAAAGCTGTAAGCGCAGGCATCTGTTGTGGTGGTGCAATTGGGTTGCCTTCATCATCCATATCGTTATAGCGCAATACTTGGTAGTCATTAGGTTTGGACCATTCTGTTATATCCCTAGAAGCGCGCTCAGGAATTAAATACTGTTTACGCAATCCCTCTAAGATTTGTTGAGCTTCTGAAGATTTCCAAAAGTTATAGAGCTTTTGAGGATCTCTAGCAAAATGCACCATTGAATATACATAACGCTTCTCACCATCCCATGTCACGTCTCCATAAACTGGGATAATCGGCAACATTGGCACGATAAATTCACGATCTTCTAAAACTTTAGTGCCAGTAAGCTTATACCACCAACATTTCTCTTCATAACTTTCACGCTCTTTTTCAATTAGCGTTTCATCATTTGGTTTGTCGTATGTGGTTGTGCCATCAGCCAATAAATACAAAGTTTTTGATTTACGCTGAATCTCAAACATTTCAGCAACGCAAACAGTTTTATCATCGTGATTGAGCCATTCGCTATTTTGAATTGAATCATCAAAATCACTTGCAGCATCTTCACCGTATTGATCGACAATATCTGCTCTTGGTAACCATGTTTTGATCACAACATAACGAGCATCTGAGCCATCTAGCTCTTTACTCATCGGATCAAGATAGACTGACTCTGGATTATGGATTGTGAGAATTTTGGGTTCTTGTTGGAAGCTATCAGGTGAAACATAATCAACATGGATTCGAACAAAGCCCATACCACCATAAACCACGCCCTCAACTGCTGCGTCATAGGCATTATCAGCGCCACTGGTTATCTCAGTGTCGCGCAACAATCCGTTGAAAACTTTCGCAATCGCTGGATCAGCAATATCATCAACAGGTTCAGCTTTGATTTGCTGGCGATTTAAACGTGCTGAGTTGATTTGTTGCTTGCAATATGTTCTAAGCACGTTAAATGTGAGTGTTGGAATGCCGTCTTTTTCACGCTCTTTACGGTCTTTTTCACTCCACTGCGCTTTATCAATCGTCACAAACTGGCGATCATCTTTGCCCAGTTTGTAATTATCAGCCCAATAATCCTCGGCTTCATCGCACAACTTGCGCACACGCACAAGAATATCAGTGTCTTTTTTCTTTTCATCTGTCATGACAATGTTGTCCGTCTTGCAAGTGGTGGAGGTGGAGATTTCTTAGCGACACGCCCTATTTGATCTCGTACTTGAGCAAACTGTCTAAATGCGTCAGATGCTTCAGAATGCCCATCTGATTTGACTGGTTCACTTGTATAAGTCTGCGCATGAGCATTAAATTTGCGCGTGTAATTCTCTATATGTGTTAAGCCGTTTTTACATCGGTCAACATCAAACCAAACATCATTCATTAGGGCGTTACGAGTCTGGTTAATACCATGTAATAGCTCAGAAACCCGCGGCACAATTTCAACATTGGTCAGCCCTAAGTTTTTCAACATTTGTTGAGGAGATAAGTTTTTACTTTCACCTTGTCTTGCATGAGCACCATCATGGGGTAGGTAGTGTTTGCCCCATAAATAGCCTTTGGATTGCATTATTTTGACAAAATACTCGTATGGTTCGCCCCATCCCTCAGCAAAATCAATAAACAAATCTTGCATACCCACTCTTTGATGAAACCAAATAGCTGTACCGTCTGAATTACCAATATCCCAAAAGGTATTTACAGGAACGTCTGTCCTAATTGGTAAAGTGCAAATACGTCCTTCTTTACGTACTTTGAGGAATTGCTCTGTATACCAGCACCCTTCTTTTGATTTCTTAAATGCTTCATCTGGGGTTGATGGATATTCTTGCCACATCAACTCAGACGATCCACTGAAATCGCTATCACGAGTTGCTACATACCAAGCCCTTTGATCTAAAGTAATTTTTACATTACATTCTTGCTCAATGCCGTCAAAATAGTCATGTTCTTTATCTGTGATATGGATATTTTGATGATCAAGCTGATACTCTTTTGCACCATGCCAAGGATAGAAATTGAATTTGTAGTCTTTTTTCGATAATTCTTTACCACTGTCTTTTTTATTTCTAGCAATTTCGGTCATATCAAAGAAATCTCCATGATCTCCCTCAGCAGTAGATTCAATAATTACAATCCCATTCGGTGAAACTGCAGGGATTGAACCAGTCTTAACATCCTTTGCTTTTTTAGGGTATTGAGCACAAATCTTGCCATATTCAGAAACATGTAAATACTGAAGTGTAGAACCACGTAAAGACGTTGCAACTTTGATTGAGCTGTTATTATGAGCAAATAAAAGCTCACTCGCGCTATCTCGCGCTAAAGGGAATCTTTTTTTAATTTCAGGTGGCAAATTATCATAAGCAAATTTAACTTTGTCACGAAATAGCTTTTCAGCAGAATCACGATCCTGGGCAACCATACCAGCACGAATATTACCTTCGCCAAATAAGCAGCAATCTAAATAAAAGATTGCTATCAATGTTGTAAACCCTAGCTGCCTTGCTTTTAAGATAATGTTTCGATACCAAAGGTTATTCATAAAATCCAATTGATGTTCATTTGGTATGAATGAAGCTTTAAGACCTTCTGTATCTTCATCACCCTTAATAAGTATCTGATATAAAAAACCACTTGTTAGACGCCACCACGGATCAGACAAGTTTTTTTCAAGCTCATCTGGTGTCATGGTTTTATCCTTTAGGTTTTAATGTGTTTCCGCTTGCTCTGTTCAATAGCTCTTTGAGTGGATCAGAAATATCATGCTCAATTTTTTCTTTAAATAGGCCCATGTGTTGACCTACCAACTTCAAAGCAGCCATTTGATCATGCATTTTGATTTCTACACCTTCTTTTGTTTGCTTTGCGCCTGCATACAATAATTGAGCTGACTCACTTAAAGTTGAAGTATCTTCAAGATGTAAATAGCCCTTGCCCTCGCCATCACATGACGGGCATTCAGGATGAGGCGGCTTGGTTCTGCGAAATCCATACCCACCAACATCGGTTGGATAATTGGCCGAATAAGCTGGATCTTCTTTTTGAATTTCTTTTTCTTCGGCTATCGTTTGCTGTAAAGCATTCTCAAATTCTGCTTCATCACGCCACTGGTATTGATGATCTTCACCCCAACAGAAACGACAATTAACTAATTTGTGTTTAACCAGTTCTCTTGGATCAGCCGTACCAATAGCCCAAAGCCTTTGAAGAACATCTATCTGCTCAATGTGTAATTGCTTTGCTCGCTCTGATTTAAGAAACTCAATTCTTTGTTTTACTTCTGGTCTACTAAATACAACAAAGCCATGCTGTTTTGCTGATTTTTCACTATATTTAGCTCTAATTGCGGCTTTAGTAATGTTTAAATCAAATAGATACTCATTGCAGAACAATTCATGTTGATTGTTTTTTAAGGGCTCACTCCCTTTCGGAAGGTCAATATCTTCCATAAATGAATCTCCCAATTGATTAACTTCAAATCAAAACTTATAATTATTAATGCAGGAGCAAGGACTTCCCGATGGCTTGATGATTCAATGCACAGGGTTCCTGCCGTTAGGTAAGTTTTTGAACTCCTATTGACAGAAGCAGTAACCAGCCTGTAGTCAATCGAAAGAACGAAGGACGCCACCCAAAAAGAATCACGGCAACTGTGAAGTCTTTATTAGAAGCCCAATTGATGGGCTTTTATTTTTTCTGCATTACTTTCATCACCCAATAAAAAACCTCCCGAAGGAGGTTTAGTTATTAACCAACTAACTGCTTACGAAAGGATTTATGGATCATCTCTTTTATGTCATCTTCTAAGTTGGCTTCAAATATAAGAATAATACTTGCAGATTCAAATTCAAAAGACGACTTATCATATTCTTGACCAGATAGATAAAGTTCTAGATTCCCGCTATTACTTATATCTGAGAATCCAAATTTATCTCCACAAATATTTAC